CCTTCGTGGATGTAATCGTCCACGTACCCAGGTCAAGCCCGCCGAATGTCCAGACACCATTTTTCTCAGTGGCCGTCTTCGTGGTAGACCCCATCTTGCAGGTTACAGTGGAACCTGTGGGGGCGGTCACGATTATTGTCGATTTGTTGGGGCCGCCGCCGCTGGCACCAAATCCATATAAAGGCACTGCAATGCTCATACGTACACCTCCACCGTGACGGGAATGTCCACCGTGGGCTTGTCCTCAAGGCAGGTAAACGTCAGCACGCTGCCCGACCGGGAAGCGAAGCTCACCATACCGCAGGCCTCTTTCAGCGCAAGGTTGATATCCGTGTTGCTCCCGTACACTGGATAAGCCATCGCACGTTTTGTATCCGTCAGACCGGAGACCGTAACAGACTGGGCATACGGGGCGCTGGCAGACCAACCGGCAGCAGTTAACGTTGCAGTCTTTGCAACCGTTTTAGCATTACTTAACGCCGTATCTACGTACCCCTTGGTTGCGGCATCAGCGCTGTCCGCGGGTGCACCTAATGCTTTGATTTGATGGGAGTTCATGACAATATTTCCGGTCATTAAACCGCCAGCACTAGGCAATGCCCCAACATTTTCAGCTTCTAGCTCAACGTTGCCAGTGGAGTTAGGTTCTTTGCCGCACACTTTGGATACAGCTCCGGTGCCATCCAAGCCCATACGGGAGACGGAGTAGGCATAAATCGGGTTTCCGGAATTGAACGTCATTGCAACTCGCGTCCACAGGTAAGCGCCCTGTGCTACCGTGGGAATGCTGCCTTGCCAGTTTCCGGACGGTATAACATTCCCGGATGTGCTGGCTTGATATGTTACGGACTGACTGGTCAACAGAGCCGGGTTCCCGATGTCACCCTTTTCGCCCTTGATCTCGAACCACTGATACTTCGTCCAGTCCGTTGGGGCGGTTGCGGAATTGCCGCTGTATACGCCCATCCAATTGTCAGGGAGGACACCGAAGCTATGAGAAGCTGCCGTGGGCTTCTGCGCCGCGTACCGAATCCAGACGTATGCGTTGTCGCCTTTGTCACCTTTCGCGCCGTTCGTGATGGTAAACGTGCTGGTGGTATTATCGTTATAGGTAATACGGTACGTGTCTACCAGCCCGCTGACGGAGACTTTGGCAATGGCTGAAATGCCCCGCCCGTTCTTTACGGTGAAGTCAAAGGTCGTGGTGTCCGCCATGGTGATTCGGTATGTATCCGCAAGGCCGCTGGTGGAATGCTTCACGATGCTGCTGATACCGCCATGGCCGTCAGCGGCGGCGGTAAGCCAGTTCAGCAGAATCTGTCCCGTCAGCTTCTTTGCCGCGCCGTCCTGCTCCATTACAAGAAGGTCGGTTGCTTTTACCTGCTCAGCGGCAATCAGCTCGGATATTGCTTTATCTGCGATAAGTCATCCCTCCTCAACGTCAGTCTCTTTTTCGGGCGCAGGAGGCGCAGACAGCGCCTGCACCACTTCTTCAATGGCCTGCATACTGCCCAGCATCCTGTCCCAGTTTTCCCGTCCTGCGACCTGAACGCCCTCAAGGGTATTCAGGACTGCCCTAAGTTTCATTACAGGGTTCATTTTTACTCCTTTCCCAGCACCACACGCACCGCGCCGGTTTCCGGTACGATAGCGATTATCTTCGTATATTGGGCGGCGTACTGCCCTTCCCACCACATTTGCACCGTCTCAGCGGGATTTGCAAATACCGTGGCAATCGTCGCCAGGGATTCCCCGAGAATACGGATGTTTATCTGCCCCGCCTGGGGGAAAGGGTTGAAATAATCGCAGTCGAATTCTTTGCCTGTTGCGGTTTTCAGTTTTTCCATACTTAAGCCCTCACTAATACAGTTTGTGATAATCCGTTTCCGTCCGTGATTGTTCGCCAAGCTACTTCGTAGTCTTTGAAATAGAAGCTCGACGCAAATAATACGGCCGCATCAACGTAACTTGCAGTATTCCATCCATTGAACACACCATTTGCAAAATCCGCATACCCAAGGGAGGTGTTGATACCGCCGGATACTGCGTAATTGCCGATAGAACCGCCATATATCTGCCCACCGTAGCCGCCTGAGATACTGCCGGAAGTAATGCCGCCGCCGTTGAAATAGCCATCGTCGCCGCCATAGTCAATTCTTCCGGCGCTGACGCTTCCCCGGAAATAGCCATTCTCAGCGTACAGATTCCCAGTCGGCGTAATCTGCACGCCGTTAGCCTCAGAGCCGCACTGAATTCCGTTGACACCAATGTAAATACCCCGGCTGTTGGTGCCGTTCCAGACCTGATTGTTATAGCTGAGGTAGTCGGATTGGATATCAAGACCGCCGATTTTGCCGCTTAAGGCGATGAACTTTCCACGGACTTCTGCACCGGATTTGGTGATCCGGAACACCGTGGTATTGTTGGCCTTGACCGTCCAGGAATCGTCAAGCAGCTCCCAGCCAAAGGACGAACTACTACCTCCGGTTTTGGTAACCCGCGCGGAAATCTGGTCGCTCTGAATGTCCAGCCGCGAGGTGAGTTCGTCCCCCTGTTCGATACGGGCAGAGACTTCGGCGGAAATCTGGTCGGCCTGAATTTTTAGTTGTGCCCGGGTTTCTATAAACTGACGTTCTACTTTACGTGTTTCGTGGGATTTATAGGGAGCGGATTCGTCGATTTCCTCAGAGCCGGGGGCGGAAACATCCGCGCGTATCATTTTCCCGTAGGACTTTGACACGCTGTAGATGCCGCCATAGGTTCCTTTAACCTGAACCGCATCTCCAATCTCCGCCGCCGGGTCTAAGATTGCGCCTGTCGCCGTATATGTTTGGTAGGAATAGCCGTTGATTCTGGCCAACATATCGTTTGCCATTTTTTGAGTTCCGAAAGGGTTTTCGGAGATCAGCTCCTTGCCGCTGTCTGTACCCGCCGTGTACTCCACGCCGTCAGCAACCTTCAACGTGACACGGCTGTACGCGCTGAGTGGGTCTGATATTTTCAGGCTGTCGGCGGCAGACCCGATGATGAACTTATCAAACAAGGATTCTGACACCTCCAAACGTGATCGCTCTGTTATCGCTTCCGCCAACAATCAGATAGTTGGTTTCCTTCGGAAGCCCCGTGAGCGTGACCAGCATCAATTCTCCGGTGGCCGTCATAGCCCAGGAGCCAGTGTACATTGCGCCGATGTAGCCAATGACCTCACGGCAGCTGTACCCGGCAGGGTACGGGATTTCGTAACCAGAGGTGACGATTTGATATACCCGGCTATCCAGCGAGATGCCGACTGCATCGGAAATCTCTTTCAGAACTTCAATGTCACTTGCAGGCCAGTTAAGGGAGGATTCTGCCGGATAGTCTTCTTCCAGAAGCAGCATCCCGTCGTATCCGTGGAGCGTTAGTTTTGTCCGGTCGCCGATTTCTCCTTCGCTCCGTTTGTCAATGTAATACTTTCCTTGGGGTAGCCATTCAGAGGCGGCATTCTCATTTGCAGCTCTGATATATGGCCGAAGAAGCGCACGTTTTGGGATATCACCATATGGATGAATCATTTCAACGTTGATCTCACCGGCGCAGGTTTTTCCAACGTCAGGAGAATCGGAAAGAAGCGGTTGCTTCTGCTCCATGGATATCAGCAGCTCTTCACCGTAGCCGGTTTCGGCGCCACCGCTATCTACCAGAATGCGCACTCCGCCGAACGTGATTGCGCTTCCGCTTTTGTCAATTAGCTTTCCGGTATCACCGATGCAGAGGCGGTTTTCAAACCAGTGGTTGCCAGCTACAATGTCCCGGTATTCCTGTGATACGTTCTGCATAAGCGCCCGTCACCTCTCAATCAGTGGAAAGGTAATGCCGCTCCACCAGTCATCTTCCGGTTTTTCAATTAGGAACGATGCCGGGTTATTGTTGGAGTACATGGTCACATTGCTGCGGTACCCGCTCATAGGGTCGTAGTAGTCCACGGTCACATATTCCGGGAGAATGGTATGCAACACGGTCATAGCTTCCTCAGCCGTTAGCGGGCGGCAGGTGATGTCCAGACGGATTTTGGTTGTCACCCGGCCACGCTGCATCTGTCCGTCCATGGTGCGCCCGGAATTGGGGGCATCAATGTCATTGCGCTGCCACTTCACACCCTGCTTTGCAATGAACGGCATGAAGTCCACGCCGTTAATTTTGAGCATCATCTTCATGCCGTTTTCACTCCTTCCGTTTATCCATACATTCTTGCGTTCCTGCGCTGAGCATCCCGGACAGCCCGGTCGAAGTCATATCCACCGCCACCTCCGTTGTCCTGATTCCGCATTTCCGCGATAATCTGCTGAGCGACAGCGTACAGAGCGTTGATAAGGTCTTCGTTTCCTTCACGGGTGGCCGTTGCGATGCCCTCAACGATCTGGTCATTGTTGGCAACTGCTGTCCGTCTGCCAATAGAGCCAACCATTTCTGCGCCGGCTTCACGGGCTATAAAGAGTTGGCCTTGGTCTACAAAGCCGCCATCGGCAAGCATCGGAATTTGAGGAACGCTGATTTCCCGGAGCCCGGAGAACGGGGTAAATCCTGCAATGCTGAATCCTCGTATACTGCGGAGAATGCTGTTGATTCCGCCGAATGCGTAGCTGATTGCCGAGTTAAGTCCGGAAAGAACGCCGTTTATGATTCCTTTGAAAAATCCGACTACTTTCCCAAATATAACCGTTATATCTGTCCACAAATCCGTGAAAAATCCAACAATCGGGCGAATGACGTTTGCGTCAAACCAGGCTGCAATTCCAGAGAAAACAGTGCTGATTTTATTCCACGATTTTATGGCCCAGGAAGATATGCCATCCCAAAGGCCGGAGAAGAACGAGGCGACAGGCTGGATAACATTTGTGTCAAACCAGTCAGAAACAATTCCCCAAACAATCTTGATGGTTTCCCACGTTCCGCTCACAAGCACTCCGATGTTATAGAAGACATCCTCAAATGTCTGGCTTACACTTTTCCACAGATCAGAGAACCATGTAACAGCTGGTGAAAACGTTTTAACAATATCCGTCCAAAGTCCGGAGAAGAATCCGGATATTGGTTGCACAACGTTTATATTGAACCATTCCGCAACAGGTGCAAAAAATGCGCAGATTTCATCCCACTTCTGGTAAATCAGAATACCAAGGTCTGTCAGTGCGCCTACTGCTAGGCCAACGAGTGCGCCGATAGCTGCACCAACAGGGCCGCCGACAGAGCCTATCGCCGTACCAATGATTGCGCCAATTCCCGTAGCAGCTAATGTAGACCCCGCAGGAATCAATAAGCCGTTTAGGGTATTCAGCCCATTCATGATTGCGTCGTATACCCCGGTAACGAACATTGGGATTCCAGCAACGATTCCACCGATGGCTGCCCCGATAAGTCCCGTGCTTATCGTTCCGCCGCCCGCAGTAATCGCCTTGGCTACAGCGCTTCCTTTGAACGCCTTGAAAATTAGCTGCCCAATTCCTTTTCCGATAACCCCAGCGCCTACAGTTCCGCCTAAACCACTCAGAATGATCTCCCCGAAATTGAAGCTATTGAGCTTATCTTCGATGGCGTCTTTAATGGCTCTAAACTCGATTGAAAAACTGGCGGCTGTCAGAATCACGCCTGCGGAAATCGTAAGCGGAATGGAAAGGCCGTTTTTCCCAAGCGTTTTGAGCGCCATAATTCCGTTCAGGAAATCGTTTGATAACTTCCATGCAAGTAGCGCAATTCCGATTGTGGCAATAAGCCCCAGAATCTCTTTCAGATTGTCCTTAACAAAGGAAACAAGCGGCTCCAGTTTCTTCTTCCACTCGTCAATCTGCGTGGTTACTGCATTTTTCAGGAAATCATACCCCGGCAAGTCCAAGCCAAGGTCTCCACCGCCTACGCCGGCTCCGCTTCCACTGCCGCCCTGATTCTGGTCGGGGAGGACATTCAGTTCATCAAACCCGGCAAGGTATCGTTTCAGCTCCTTCGCCGAACCGGCGGCACTGTCCATGTTGTCGGCAATGGCGCCGCTCCCGGCAGAAGCGCTCCCAATCGCATCCCCCCATTTCGGGGACTTTACCGTTACCCCGAACAGGGCGGCAATGGCCGCTATGATTTCCTGCAAGGCGCTTGCCACGGCAATAGCAATTGGCAGAACCTTCGTCAGAATCGGGATAAAGATGTTTCCCACGGCACGTGCGGCTTGTTCCAGTTCCGCCCGTAGTACCCGCAGCATGTTTGCCGGATTTTCCAGCGTTCGTGCCATATCACCCTGCACCTGTGTTACCTGGGTCATCATGGCATAGTAGCGGAGCTGGGACTTTTCAGCCTGGGTCATGGAGGAAACGCTCTTGTCAATTCCGAGATTCAAGCGTTCCTGCTCCAACCGGGCAACAGACAGGTCGTAGCCAAGCCGCCGCAGAGGTTCGAGTTCTCCGGAAATACCGGACTGAACCTTCTGCATTGCCGATTCAAAATCGATATTATAGAAGGAGGCAAGGTCATAGCCCAACTGCGTCAGGTTCTTGGCCATGAACGCTGCCTTGTCACCAGCCACACCGAAACCTGTGATAATGGTGTTAAAGACACCCTGGTTCCGCATCCATTCAGCGGGGTCAATGCCCATTACATCAGAAACCTTCTGGGCGTAGTTATAGGCTTCCTCGGCGTACTTCCCCATTGAAACGGTGAACAGGTTCAAATCCTCCGTATACTGGGACGATTTTGCAATTGCGATACCCAGGAGCTTTGCCGCCGCCCGGTATATGGCCGCAAAACTGATTGCTTTGAGCGCACTGTTCCAAGCATTTGTGCTTGTGGTTGCCCGCCTTACCGTACCGTTGTACTGCTCCGTCGATGTAATCAGCCTTTGAATTCTGCTTGGAAATGCCGAAAAGCCGGAGGAAACCTTGTTCATTTCATCCGCAAATGGTTTCATGGCCGAAGCCAAGTCTTTCATCTGCTGAGTGAACTTATCAATATCCGCTTTCTCAAGCTCCTGGATGACCTCTGGCAGCTTTTTCAGCTGGTTGATGAAGGAAGTCATATTAGACCGGCCAAGCTCGGACAGAGGCTGCAATCCAGATGCCAGATTCCGCAGTTTTTCTCCGGGGGTGTCCGGCAGATTGGTGATTGCCTGATTGATGGCCGCCAGCTGGTTTCCGATGGACGCGGAGATTTTCAGGCTGTCCGTCTTGTCTTTTAACCGGGCTAGAGAATCACTGATGCGGTTCATCTTGCTTGCAAAATCGCCGGTATTCATGTTGTTGACGGCTTTTTTGATATCAGAAATTCCCGCAGCAACTTTGGAAAGGGCAGTTGTGGAACCGCTGATGGATGATTTCAGCGCCGCCAGTTTCTTGGCCAGCTGCTCTACACCCGCAGATGCCGCGGCACTGTCATTCACAATCTGAAACTCAATGCCCTGCATTTCCACATTGTCAGCCATTCCCTTCACCGCCCTTCTTCTCAAATTTCTTGTTGATGGATACCATAAACATCTCCATCATGGCTTTCGCCTTTTTGTCGCTCTTTTCCTGCTGGGTCAGCTGCTTTTCTCCACTATCCGCCGCTTTCCGTTTCCCAGTGTGCAGCTCAAAGGGCTGCTCCCGGTATGGAATGGGCTTCGGTGGCTTCTTGCTGAAACTGAACCGCAGAACCGGGGCGGCATCCAGAAGGGCTTCATAGTAATAAGCCCCTTGCATCCACATATCCTGATTCTTCAAGTCCCGTTTGATCTTGTCAGCTTCCCGGTAGGCTTTCACCAGTTCCACGTCCTGATTCCAGAACTGGTCATAGGTCATGCCGATTGCAAGATAGTACGGGAATAACTTCTTGAAGATATTTGTGTAAGCGTAAGAGGGGGTAGGGGTCTCCCCACCCCCTCCGTTTTCGGAAAGAAGTTCGCTTACTCTACTGCTTCCCAGCCGGGGTTTCCCTCGTTTTCCTCTTCATCATCGGAAAGCAGGGTGTACACAGCCTCGGAGTACATTTCTGCCAGCACTTTCACAAGGCCGGACTTGTTGCTCAGCCCGTCATAAATCTTGTTGATGGTAGCAACCTTGGTGTTGGGATGATTCGCCGCGAAAGCGCCGCTGAACAGCATGGGAATCATGGTAGCGGGCTTGTCGCCAAGCTCATTGATGGAGAACCCGGTCTTCTCCATGGCGGAAACCGTGGAGCGGGTGAACTCCAAACTGTACTTCTTGCCGTTGTAGGGAATGCAGATTTTCTTAGCCATCGCTAATCCTCCTTAAAAATGTGTGGTCTGTGTTTTGGCTCAGGTCGCATCGTCCAGCTCAATGGGCGTGGACGGGGCAATGGAAATGTTCAGGTCAACGACCTCGTTTACGCCGCCACCGGTGGCGTAGGCGGTCAGCTGACCGTCAAACTTGAACTTGCCGTCGCTGCCGGTGGGGGTCAGGGTACCGCCAGCCTCGTCGCCGCCGAACCATACGGCGTAGCTCTCGGTCTTTCCAGCCAGCGCTTGCAGCGATTTGTAGTCAGCCAGAGTGTAGTTCGCGGTGAACGCCAGCGCGTCCAGAGACTGGATACCGGCGATGTAGGTCTGCATCTTGTCAGACAGGGTAGTGGTTTCCAGCATCTCCGGATCGCCGCCCAGATCAGGGAATTCCTTGATGTCAATGAGCTTTTCGTAGGTGTTGCCGGTGGTTCCCTTTTTCATCAGGAAAACTTTATACGTGCTTATGGCCATGTTTAATCATCCTTTCGTTGTAATAAAAAACGAGCTGCCTCCTGTGAAGCAGCCCTTCGGCTCTCTTTCCGCCCTTACGGAAAGGTAAAGCATATTTACCTGCGGTAAATTGTTCCGCCGTCCGTCTCCGCCCGATACCTGGCAACCAGACGGTAAATCGTCCCGTTTTCCATATTCGGAACAGGGGACAACGAAATTCGCGTGAAATTCCGTTTGTAGAGCATTTCGTCTATAACACCCATAATCTCCCGGCATACGCTTTTCTTGCTTCCTGCCTTGTCGGAGTAGACATTAACCTCGTACATCAGCGTGGAAAACTTTTCCCGGTCGCTGCTGTCCAGCCTGTTCGCGGACATATAATTGTCCTGCTCTACGATGCTTACATAGGGGAATTTTGGAGGAGCGTTCACATATTCGCCGGATACCGAAATGCCCTTGAAGCGATTTCGCAGAGCCTCGGCAATGGGGGTATAGATCAGCTTTTCAATATCAATCAAGCCCTGAACACCTCCATAACGATTCTCGGAAGCTCCTGCTCAATCGCTTTTCTCGCCTCATACATGGGCATTGCAGGAGGATTTCCGTATGTGTGGCCGCCGCCCTTGTCTTTGGGCAGATACCAGCCTTTGGGGTCGTCCCAATGACCTTTCCCGTCCGGGTAGGTGCCAGCCCCCATGCCAAACTCCGACGCTTCCGGGTGCCCGGTTCCGTAGGTGATACCGGCTCCAAATTCAATGAAAAGGACGGATTCCCCATCGGCCTTTACGGCGTAACCATTCGGGATTGCCACGACGGACACGGTTGCATCCCCCATCCCGGTGTAAACAGCCCGTGAGAACCGGATGGAAGCCACAGAAGCGCCCAGCATTGCCAGCCTTTCGGCCAGTTCCTTTGCCTTGTCCTTCTGCCAGCGTTTGTATTCCTTCAATTCGTCCTGAATCTTCTGAATGCCGGGAACCGACAGCGGAACCACAATTTTCTTGTAGCTCACGACACGCTCACCTTCGTAACGGCGATGGACACTGAGTTCAGAGACTTTGCCACCCGTCTGACCATGTAGTCATACAGGGGCTTCCCGTCCTCGTCATACACAGGCTCCTTGTCCAGAAATAGCACGGTATTCTCGTCAACGGGGCAGGCCATGTCATCCGTAACGATGACCTTGTCATACCCGACAAGATTGCCGAACTGCTCCACCTGAGAAGCCCCGGTCGCAGCGGATACGTTGGCGCGGAAGGAAACGGCAGGTTTGTACACAACAGTTTCCTCGCCGGTTTCGTTGCCGTCTTCGTCGGTGACAGGTGCTTTCCGGTCGTACAGCAGATACCAGAAGCTTTGCTTGTTTCGCTCCATGATTCTCATACTGTCACCTCACAGAACCCCTGCCATGGGGACGATCTGTCGCATCATGGATTCCGGAACGTCCCCGTTCTCGTAGGAACGGGAAATTCCGTTCTCGCTGTGAGACAGCTCCCCCTCGCCGCCCCGCTTGTTCAGAAGATACGTAGCAATCTCCACCTGTAGATAGCTGTACTGCTCCGGAACCTCCGTAATAGAAGGGTCAAACGGGTATGCCCTGCGGCAAATCTTACTTGCCGCAATGCCAAGGTAGGCAGAAACCGTGCTTTCGTCGGTTTCATTCGCCATGGCTTTTACCAATGCGTTTTTCTCGGCTTCCTGCACGGTTTCTTGCCTCCTTTCATTCTACGGGTTCTCCCGCCTTCTTGCGTGGTTTCTTGATAACGGGAATAGGATTATTCTCCGATAAACCAAACTTGGTGATAACTTCCTCGCGGGTGAGCGGTACGGGGTCGTTGAGGGTATCAACGACTACCGTTCCCATCACCACAGAAGTGCTCTCCAGTTCGCGCCGGGTAATCACCTTGTCCTTTGCGGTAAAGCCCACGTTGCGAAAGTGATCTCCCTCGCGCACATACACTTTCCCGTCAGAAACATAGAACATGGTGAACCTCCTTAGCCGTTGGTGATAATCTTCGCCAGCGCAATGGTCTTCGGGTCGGCCACGATAGACCAGTTGGCAGATGCCGCAAGCTGTGCATCCGTGGGAGAAGCGGTGTAGCCGGAAGTGGGCTTGGTAAAGCTGAAACCGTTGGGGTGCATGGTTTCACGGATACGGGTCACCAGCGCGTCATAGCCGCCGCCCTTGAGAGCGTCACGGGTCAGTTCGGAAGGAACCTTCACGGGAGCGGGGGCGTACTGAATTGCGCCAAGGCCGAGGACGTAGGTGGTGTAGGTGGCCGCTTTCGCACCTTCTCCGCTGGTAGCGGCGGTGGCGGGGCAGCTGTCATCTACGACAACAGTCATGCCATTCACGGTGCCAATGCGGAGGGGGCGCTCAACGCCGTTGGCGTCGGTGTATTTCAGGAAGTCCAGCAGCTTCAGGCCAGCCATATTGGTGGCGACCTTACTGTGCATGAACACCAGCCGGAAAGCGTCCTGATTGTCGCCCACGGCCTTCTGAATCGCATCGCCAATGGTGGTCGCACCCATCTTGTTTGCATCCGCAACAGTGGTGGATGCGGAAGACAGGTCAGTGATGTGGTTCGCCCAACCGGCAAACTCACCGCTGCCGGTCACACCGAACACCGCATTCAGGATTTTCAGCATGATGGACTGGCGCTGCTTCTGCCAGTACTTGGAAACCTGAGACACGATCTGCTGCATGGGGTCGGCACCGCTGTTGTAATCAACGATGAAGTCCTTCTCCTTCCAGCCGTGGGCGCGGCCAAACACGATACCATTCTGAGCGCTGCCTTCGGGGTCGGTCAGGGTGATGTCAGTCGCGCCATCGTAGTTCTCAGGAGTGCCGCCAATAACTTTGTAGAACGGCAGGGTGTAGAAATCGGAGCCGTTGGAAATCAAACTCGCCAGCTCTGCGTTCGGGGCGACAGCGCCGCTCTCAAACATCGCGGTCAGGGTGGGGTCTTTCGCATTTGCCCAGTTGTAGTTAAACAGCTCGGGGTCAAACGGAAAGCCAAGATAAGTAGCCATAATGTTTTACCTCCATAATCATTTCAAAATTGTTTTCCAGTCAGGATTGTTCTTGATAAACTCCATCTGGGATTTGGTGTCGAGTTTCAGGAAATCCGCCTTGGTCATTGCGCCGCCGGGGTTTCCATCCGCGCCTCTGGGCGTTCTTTTCAGCTTGTCCGCAATGACTTTTTGGGCATATTTTTCCAAAAACGCCTGGTTGTTGGCAAAAACCGTAGCCATATCGCCGGATTCCATGGCCGCAGCAGTAGCGTCCGCAAGGGCTTCATCATAGCCCTGAGCAACCAGCTTTGCTTTGTAACCGGCAACGGTTTTTTCCTTCCGCAGACCGGCCAGTTCCTTTTCCATGTTCTCCCACTTTTCGGCCTGCTCCTGTTGCTTCCTCTGCTCATCAGTCAGAAGCGCGTTGTGCTTACGCTTCCATTCCGCAGCCTCGGAATTGGCCTTGGACAGCGCGTTTTTCTGCCTTTCCAGCTCTACGGCGTTGTCCTCGTACTCAAAGCCCTCCAAAGCGGCAAGCTTCTGTTCCGGGGTCATGTCCGCATAACCTTCAATGAGATTTGTGTCGATTTTTGCCATAATTATTCCTCCTGCGTTTGGTGAGGCGGTTCCCTCCGCCGTGATCTCTGTTTTTACGGGTTGTCTCCCGTCTGCGTTTTTGATAGAGCAGCTTCCCTGCTGCTGTTATGGAGGGCTGTACAGGCTTCGATCCTGTGACCTGCGGATTAACAGTCCGTTGCTCTACCAACTGAGCTAACAACCCACATATCCCCGGCTTACGGTGCCGGGGAACCGCTTTGCCCGTTTCCGGGTTTCATCGCCGATAGGGAGGCCATCGGCGATATATATGGCGCGAGGCCGATTTGAACGTCCTTCTGTGGGGGGAGAGGTGAACCCCACTCGCTGTCTGCCGCGCCAAATTTTAGTCTTCTATTCTTCATGTACTCGGCTTGTGGCCGAGGGAATGTTTTTGCGGGACGGGGCAAGCTACTTTGAGCTATCGTGCGCTTATGTACACTTATCACACAATGCTGTTCCTTCTCCTTCGCTTTGGCTGCCTTGCGCATACAGCAGTTACCGGCGTGCTTGAATTGTCCAGCCCCCCGCTGGTTGCGGCAGAAAGAATCGAACTTCCATTACATGGGTCAAAACCATGTGCCTTACCTTTTGGCTATGCCGCAGTGTAAAAAAGAAGGGCTTCCAATACCATTTCTGGTATCAGAAGCCCTTCGGCTGTTCGCTGCTCCCTAGAGCAGTCACAAATTATACCATTTGGTGTGGCTCTTCCGCGAAAGGTGCGGCGCTCTTTGCCAAACAGTCAGTTAACCTTCTTGCGCCGAATCTCAATGACCACGATCTGGCCTTGTTCGACTTTGATTTCCGCCTGATTCCGGCGGCGGATGATTTCCTCAATCGCCCGAATTTCCTTCGCCGTCACTCTGACCGCCGGTCTGGTTTCCGCTTCCATCGCCGTTCCCTCCGTTCTGCGCGGCAAGCTTCGCCGCTTTTTTCTCCTGTTCCGCCATGTAATCCATGCTCATTCGGTAGGCCAACTGCGGGTCGGAAAATAACCCGCAATGTGTAAATGCCAGTTCAGGGGCGATTTTCTCGCAAGCAAGCATCTGGGTTAGAACCGTTGATTTCTGCGCGATATTCTCATAATTCCGCCGCGTGAACCGGATTTCCAGTGCCGAGAGTTTCAGGCTCAGATGCCCCATGTCCCGGCAGATACGCAGCACCAGCTTCAAAAATTCCTTTTCGGACTTCTTGAAAACCAGCTCCGTGTCCTTGGCTCTGGCTTCCGCTGCCGACCAGCCGTCCCGCATGATGACCGCTGATCCGGTGTCAGAGGTAGAAGTCCCTCCGTTCCGGTTTGGCATTCCGCAAATTGTCAGCACCGTTTCATACATGCTGTCCACAAGGGTCTGCGTCTGGGTCTGGTTCATTTCGGAGGTCAGGTATTGAATCTCCGCTTTCAGTGTGGCGTCAATATCCCTGAACTTGATTGCGCCCTCGTCCCGCAGTTTCTTGTAGTCCTCACTGCTGATGTCAACATTATGGAACAGCATCAGTGCTTGAACGAACTGCTCTACGCCGTCAATTCGGTTGCTCTCCGTCATGTTGATTGCGTCAAGCAACGGAATCACGATTTCAAATGCCCCTAAACGAGCCATGTTCGCCGGGTACTCCACAATCGGGATTCCCAAAATCTGATCTTCTGCGCGAATAACAGCCCACGTGTTCCAGACCTCGAAATACCTGGTTTCTGTCCAGCAGGAGAAAACGAGCGTTCCGTCCTCTTTTAGAACATACCGTACACCCATCATGGGTTTATGGCCAAGGCCCACAGAGTACACCACGAATGCGTATCTTGGGTCAAGGGTGAATATCTCAAAAGGAGCCTCGTCTTCCTCGGCATCCGCCAAAACGTCCGGCAAAGTCATTCGATAAGAGGTACCGCAAGTGAAGAGCCAATCGGCAAGTTCCTTATCCTTTTCCGGCTTGTCTTCGGACAGCATATAGTCATTCAGTTTCAGCACTTCGGAGGAAATGTCTTCGTCCCCACCACGGCTTACGTACTGGATTGGTTCGCCGACTTGATAGGCCGATTTGAAAGATACGATCTCATTTGCTCGGTTCTCCACAACCATGTTGTTGATTTCCGGGCGGACTTCCTTCACACGGCTCAGAATTGGCTGTTCTCCCTTGTAATACCGGTACAGGTAATCAATCTCTGCCTGATTTTGCAGGTGCGTAAACAGTGCCTTTTGTAGCACGTCGATGATATTCCCCTCGTTTATATCCGTAACCTCGGTGTAAATTACCCGACGCCCGAATAACCGCCTGCTCTCCGTATTACGCACCCCCTTTTCCGGAAATCTATTTTCTCATTTACCATTATACCACAGTGGCGGATGGTTGTCTACTTAATTCTCGTTCGTAAACCATCGGAGAATAAAAACACAAAGCGCATCGGGTGAAGTTACCTACACCCAACGCGCTCACATCCAATATTTACTTGTTATTTGCCGCTAATCGTGTCTGCGATCCCTTTAATCTGGCTGCAAACAGCAGCCAGAACGTCGCAGTACATCCCAACCCGCGCCTTACCAAGGGCAAGTTCCCCGGTTTCGGGGTCAGCCTCCATGTCAAGCATATCCAACAGCATTTCCGTTGTTGCAAGAGCCATGTGAGCATTCATCCAGATTTCGTTCATTTTTGCGGTTGTCATACGGTCTTGCCCTCCCCCAGAAACTTATTCAGGAAGAACGTCTGTCCTTTGCCGGTAACTTTCGGTGTCTTGCTCACAGAGGTATGTCCGTCACTGTGATTGATGACCGTTTCCTTGATACGGAAGAGCCCCTGCTCCATGCTGGCCTGCGTAGGCATGTTGTAATCCGTGCCGTTGCGCTTGATTAAGTACCCATTGTCCCGCATCCACCGGAACAGCCGTCTTTCGCCCATGTCCACACCATTCTGCCGCATGATCTTTGCTAACTCACCCACAAGAACCGTGCTACTGGAAGCGGCCACGCTGTCAGCGAACAGAACTTTGGGTGCATCGGCCTGGACTTTGGATTCCAGGGCTTTCCGCTTGTCCGTTTCCTCTTTCAGAGCGGTTGCCACTTTCAGCAGGTAATCCGGGTTCAGAATCGCCGCTTCCAGCGTTTCCGGGGTCATGTAGGCTCCGTGCTTGCGGATGGAAGGCAGCACTTCGGAAGTGACCCACCGGCGGAACTTCTTGGCAGAGGGGAGCTTGCTGGAAAGCACAAGGGAATAAAGGCCACTTTCGTTGATGACGGTCATATCCTGCGTTCCACCAAGGGTGTCACATTTCGTTACTCCCTTGTCTTCTTCATCAACATGGTCAGCGAGGGCTTTCCGGGGATTGCTGTACCCCAGCACCGCCGCCACATCCTTGCCGACAAGCCAAAATTCGCCATCGACTTCAACTCTGCGAATAGAACCAAATTCCTCGTTGCTGAATACCTTGATTTCGTTATTCATAAATTTTCCTCCTTGATTTCAGCCCAGAGGAATGATAGAATGGATTTACCATCCTTCGGGCTGGTGTTTTGATAACCGTAACCTGTTCACTTCCTACGGCGGCAGGTTGCGGTTATTCTTTTTTGTCCAGTTCTTTCTTTACAAGCAAAATACCTTTGTTTACCACATCTGTTCTTGAAATTTCAAGTTTTTCTGCACAAAAATCAAGAATTTCAAGTTCCTCTTTGCTCATTCTAAGCTGTAAACTTTTATCTCGCTTGCTATTACCTTTGACTGGCCTTCCGGTTCGTGGCGACATATCATCACCTCTCTTTTGCCATGGCATTATTATATATTATGCAATGGCAAAAGTCAAGCATTATTTTAGAACGGTCTCGCAAACACTTCAACTTTCGTTCCAACCAAGCCCCGGAGTTCGTTTTCAAGTAGGCTGAGCGAATCTGCCCCGTCATCATGAGCCACTTTCCCGGAACGGGTATATGTTGTGACCTGTCGCATGAACTCTGCATACTGGCTGTTCCTTGCATATGTGGACGGATGCTTGAAATAGAAATGTTTCAGGATATTGTCTGACGCGAACTCAATTCGGGTCTGTTTGTTACTGATCGTTCGTTTTGTCCGAATGCTACACATATATTCTCTGCTTTTGAGAATATCCTGCACGTCCCTTGCAAAGTAACTGCCAGCATTGTTGCTTTCAAACATGGCAGATACGACCTTGTTGTTAATCAAAGCCTTTGCGACTTCTGGTTTTGTGACTTCTGGGGTAGAATCATCAAAAACAACGTCGATAATGTACACTTCCTGCCCATAGACCGCCGCAATCGGCATGGCGCAATAGTCTGCTCCCTTGTCTGCTGTATCACAGGCGGCAATGATGGTATCCGGCTCCTTGTCAACGGGGAGTTCAAAAAACCGGTTCAAATTGCCTTCTGGGAAAAGAAGCCCCTTTGCTTCAAATGGCTGCTGCTGAAACTCGGATTCAAATTGTTCCGCTGACAGCATATCCCGCTGATCTCGGAAATACTGTGTTGTGAACACTTTTTTCCCGTCTCGGATATACTCAAAATTGCTTTCGTCCGTGGCAAGGTCAAGGGCAGGGGTTTCAATGATCTCACAGCGTTTGTTCTGTTTCTTCATTTCCTCTTGTAACCGTCCAATTGGGTCATACAGGGAATACCGTGTGCCGCAGATAACAATGGGCGTTCCTTCGATGGCACGGCCGATAATGTCGCCAGAAATTACCTCCCACTTCTCGTCAAGACGCTGCCGGTTCTTTGCCTCTTCCCGCCCTTCGACACAGTCATCAAGGTATAACAGGTTTGTAGCTTCGGATAAGCCGACCTGTCGTGCGTCAATGGAGCGACACATGATTGTTGGAAATCTGGATTTGTTCATGAGATTCAACGTCTTCGTATCTGCATTCGTCTGAACCAGCTTGCTTTCCGGAAAAACGTCGTAGAACAGGTATTCGCTCGGTGTTTGAAGATATTCCAGACAGCCCTTGTAGAAAGAATTGACCAAATCGTCACCGGTTCCTTCCATAAGTGTCGCCTTTTCAGGGAATTTCCCGGAAAGCATATTTGTGAAATTGATTCCCAACTGGGATTTCCCAGCGCGCTTAGGCATGGAAATCGATAAAAAGTCCAATTCCCCGTCCAAAATCTTCTGGTATGCGTCCACATATCGTTTTAAGTAGTGCTTTCTCGGCTGATAAAACCGTTTTTCTAGCTTCCTGTCCAATTCAATATAGGTCAGATAGCTGTCAAAGTCATATGGAGCCTCAAACAATAGCCCCCGCCGCCAAAGGCTGTAGAAGCCCTCCACCTGAGACATGGGAACTTTATCCATCATTCGGTCGCACATATCCTTCAATTGTTTATTCGCCCGATGAGCCGCCGTGAAATCAGTCTCAGCCCATGCCTGACACAGGGAAAACAGGTCTTCATATGCCCCGATATCACCCGGCCTGTTCTCGATAGCCCCCAGAATGGAGGTTGACAATTTCTCATAATCCATACTCTCACCTCACAGAGCGTCAGCTTGTTCAAATGCTTTCAGCAGTTTGGGGAACTGGATTGCGAAGAAATCCACCATTTCCTCGTTTTGTGCCCAGTTGGAATTTTCGGCAAGGCCGCTTTCAAAAAGAAATGCGTGAATGATCTCATGCCGCTTCACCTTGTTTGTCTGAACCGGAAGGTTTTGCTTGCAATTTGGTTCCCCCTTGCTGTCTTCGTAATTTTCGACCAGCATCTCTTTCGTGGTTTCATCACAGAAACCGTCACAATCCTTGAGCCTAGGCTCTTTGCTGCCCTGACATACTGTAAGCGTATATTCTGCTCCCAAAACGTCGATTTTCATAAATTCCCTCCTGATACAAAAATAAGGGCTGCCCGTGCGTATCTCAGCACAAGCAGCCCTCCGGCTATTGCTCCCACCTATGGGAACATTTATTCACTTATGGGTTTGCCCCCCCTATACATGCTTCATAAGCTCTATCAGCACGAATATGGGGAACAGAATAATTAGCAACACCCACATAGGTCAGACCTCCTTATTTCAGTTCGCAGTCAGTGAATCCACCTATTCCAATGCATTTTCCCTCAAATGTAATCGTATCTCCCACTTTGATTGTTTTCAGGGCATCTTCCTGATCTTTCTCAAATTCTGCGTAGAAGTAAACGATGGTATTACCGACTCTGGCTTCCATCGTCAGTGTAGCGCCGCCTGTCAGATTCAGAAGCCCGCCGGTTCTCATTCCGTCGATTGTCGCAGTAATACGGTATCGGTTGTATCGGTATGTATCATTTGCCAAAAGCTCGTTCTCTTTGTATGCATTGTATATATCGCCGTAAGCAACAGAATTATCTGCGGGTTCTGTGGTAGGTTCAGTTTTCTTCAGTGTCGAACTTCCTGTTTTCTGCTCAGCGGATTTTTTGAGCATTGGGAGTACTTCTATTTTTTCATATCCGCATCGTGTACACCTCTGGACATATTCGCCGTCCTTATCGTCCGTGGGCTCTACCCGCCGAACATCTTCCATAGAATGCCCGAGTTTCTTTAAGGTTTCTTTTTTATCGCCACCGCAAAGATTACAATGGTACTTCTCGTACCCGTTTTCGGTGCAGGATGCTTCTTTGCTTTCCACCAGCTTGTATTCATGTTCGCACCATGTGGAAGGACTTGTTGACACTCCGATTATCAAAAATAAAGCAAAAGAAAGCCAGAACCATTTGACCCATTTCATTTTAGGCTTCTTTTGTATTTTCCGGATAACCCAGATGATGAGAAAAATAGGAAGTGCAAGTATTTCGATTGCAAAAAGCGTGTACATGGCGGTTGATACAGCCTGCATAATTATCCCCCCTACGTCGTATTTCAGCTTTCCTTTTGGTCAATCACGATCTGATCTGCTCTTCTGGCACCGGGCTTACGCTCCTGAATGACTACCTCATAGCCTAGAACGTCCAGCATTTCGACTGCTTTGTCGAAGGTCATGTTGGGGCTTAGAAGCCTTGAGCTTACATCGTTCCCTCTCTGTTTGCCGATGGCTTTCGCCATAGAGATAAGAGAGATGTTTTTCTCTTTCATAAGGCTGCGAATCGCTTTGTTGATTTGCATTGGCAGCACCTCCTGTGTGCCTTTAATATACACTAGATATATTTGATTGTCAATAGGATTGCCAAAATAAAATTGGTGATGTGACGACCGGAGGGAGCTTTTATATAGTTGGTTCTTGCCTTTTTGTTTTTCGCACGATTTTTGAAATGTTGATTTTGTGCAGCATAAAAAATAAGAGAACCCCCGCAAAGGATGGCTCTCATTAAGTTGACATTATTCGGCAATCTGTGTATAATAAATTCTGTGGAACCCACCGTCCGCGTCGAGTTTCCTGGCTTGCCATAGCCTATCTCCTTTGTAGACGGTGTACGGTTAAAAAGACGGTTGCCTGTCATCCCGCGAGTGCGGAATGGAGGCGTGTGTATAGCCCTCGCGGGAAATTTATTTCTCATGGAGGTGACCATACATAACTCTTCAAGATGTTTTCTGGATTGTGTCTATCTGCTGGATTCTCGTCCAAGCGTGGGACAAGTTCCATAACAGAAAGAAGTGAGCCGTCTGTTCACAGCAGAACGGCTCACGGTTGTTTGAGCGCTAAGCTCTCGACCTACTAACTTGTATGCTCGTGGCAACCGTCTGGGTTCCCACCGCAGGGGACATCTGTTACCAGCAGGTGTTCCCTGTGTTATTATTATAGACCTTTACAGAAGCGTTGTCAAATAATTTTTTAATAACTTTTTTAGATTTTTCCCACATTCCCAATCTTTCAAGACTTCCGTTTGGAGGTCTTTTTTCTTTTTCGGGATTTTTCGAGAAGGAGAGGGGGCTTTTTATTTTTGCGGGTACTTGTGGGGCTAACCCCCACCGGATCAGGCCGGCCATATCCCCCGCCCCCGGTGCTATCCAGCAGCAGCCGGAACCGCTGGACGGTGCCGGACGGCACAAGATCCAGGAAATGCAAACTGTCCACGCTATGCAAACACATTTTGACCGTATCGGCATGAACGGCAAAACGAACGCAACAAAATAAATATTTGGTTGCGTTCAAGGCTATAAAAGCATACGTCAAAATGCAATATTTATTGAAAATGTTCTGATTTCTCCGTGTTTTGCTGTGTTTTCGTGTCCTTGTATCGTAGACTGGGCGCATGTACTTATATTGTAGACATTTCGGCTATTATGTGCGCGTATAAAACACTGTAAAAATCAAACCCCCCACGCAAAAGAAACTAAATAAATTTGTATTTCCCTATTGACAACCAAATGTATTTGGTGTATAATGTCCACGTAAACAAAAAAGCGCCCCCGGAGGCCGTGGAAAGCAAGCCGGGAGCGCACCACACAAGGAGGCACCGCTATTATAGCACGGCCTCCACAGAATTACAAGGAGGAATATTATAATGATTATCAACGGGAAGAACTATCTATTACTAGAAAAGCGCGGATGCAATTTTAATGGCGGCGTCCCGGTCACCACTAAAAGCGACGTTGGAAATTATCGTGTGTGCACGATGGGCGAGACGATCCCCGGCAAAGACGGCCGGAATTATTTTCTTGAATTCTCCCTTTGGCAGAACCGCAGCCAGCCGCGCTATACCAACAAGCGCACCGGGGCGCCGCTGAAACACCCCGTGCAAGAGATCATCAACTCCATCGGGCTACACATAGACACGCAATACACCGACGCAAGCGGCCAATCTTGGCGCAACCTCGACCTAGAACAGCGCATCCACAAACGGAACCCCAGTTACACCACGGCCGAGATCCTCGCCATTGCAAACGAGATCAGCGCGGAACACTACGACGGCATTAAATGGGTTTGTTCTTTCTGCGAGACCGTCGAGCATGGCGCGAACTTTACGCCGGCAGCCCTGATTTCCACCTATGCGAAAAGAAACCGCATGGAAATAGACTCCCGGTTCGGGACTCTCTGTCTCAGGCTTTACACCGGGACATATAAATATCTGGCCTACGATGTCCGCAGCTTTTGCAGCCGCGATAATGTAACCGTGATTCTTGAGGAGGTGGGCGCGTGATTATCCTTGCAATTCTTTTCTTCCCGCTGCTGGTTCTAGCGGAGCTGCTGAAAATAAGCAAATAATATTCAAGCCGTCCGGGCATTGTCCGGGCGGCTTTTCTTTCTGTCCGCGTCCAGATCAGGCGCGGCGTTGTCCGTTTGCCCTGCCAACGTGGCAGGGCTTTTCTCTTGCTATGCCCTGTAAGGCTCTCAGCAGCTTTCTAAGCGGGTTTTATTTCGGAAATATAAATTAACATTAAACATCGTTCCCGGCTCAAAATGGGCATGTATGGGCGTCACGCAATGCCGCACGGCATTTTATGCAGCGTGTGGGGCGCTCAGTGCCCGCCGTTGCCGCTATTCCTGCGCCGGATATATCAGGGTGCCACCGCAACTTTTCACCCGTCCGGTCGCTTTCTGCTCTCCCTTGTGTTCTGCCCGCTGTTACAGTGTAAAAGCACCGCCACACAGGCCGCACCGGCTCCGATCAGATTTCCCGCCATGCTTTTGCGCCAGGGCTGAAAATCCCCGTAAGGCTCCCAGCTCGTGAGCCATAGTCGCAAAGTCGCAGCCGAAAATTCCCGTTTCATAGTCGCAGAAAGTCGCCCCGAAAGTCGCAAGACCTCCGGGGCGTTTTTATAGTCGCTATAGTCGCTGGGTCAAAGTCGCTGTTATAGTTGCTCGAGCTTCCGACCGCACACTGGGCAAAAATTCCAAGTCACCGTCATTTGCCGCCCGCTATGGGCAACCACGGTGAATGTTTCCGGTTTGTTCACACACTCTCTGCAAAAGTCGCAGGCGGGTTTCCTAGCGCCGCCCTCCATCAGCATCCGGATTTTGGCAACCTCTGTGCACATTCGTTCGATGGCGTATTCCGTCTTTTCTCTCATTCCGTTCCACCCTCCGCGTCAATGATAGTCGCACCGCTACCGCGAACATCTTCCAGATACTTCTGCCGCAGCTTCTCCGGGTCTGCCCGCTCTCCAAGCGGATTATCCGGCTTTAAGACCACTTCCTGCTGGTCTGTGTAGTTCATATTGTTTTTCATCAAAAAAATTCCGGCAACGGGGTTAATCTTGCCATTTTGCATGAAATCCTCCATCTGAGCGTTAATTAAATCCCGTGCTTTTTTGATGGTGTCACGAATAGGGCGGCTTAATTTCCTACTTTCCGGGTGATCGTTGCACCACCGCCACATGGTCATTCTGTCCACACCGAACGCCAAAGCGAACCCTGCGAAAGTCGGCTTCATATCATTCTCAGCGCACAGGCTGAAATAGTCGAAGCACCGTTTCTGCACCGCCTCCAAGCTGTCCATGTCCGGCTTATTCCACTTCATGATGGTCAAGGAATGGTTGATGTACTTTGTGTTGTCGCCGGGTTCCAGGTCAGGCACCTGGTAGGGTTTCTTTTTGAGCTTTTCACCTTCTGCCAAAGTCGTAATCCTCCTTTATTGTTTTAGTAAATTTATTATATTATTTACCATAACACATACACACTACAAGATATAAGACTTATATATATTTATTATATATAAATTAATAAGATAGGCTCACATTTCTATCAGCGTGAATTTGTGAATCATCCGTCCATTCTCCATTTGGAGCCGCCCTTTACTGTCTCTCCCAGCTCTTCCACAGACGGTGAATGCTTCCATTGTTCCGAGATAGACCGTGTATTCGTTCCCTCCGATAGCCAATGTCCCTGTGCATTGGTCTTTGTCAAACGACGCTACAATACCGGAGTCGTTGTACATCGTGCCGCAGTACGAACACTTTTTTCCTTCAAGTGGTGCGCCGCAGTTTACGCAGTTTTTTATCATTTTCTCACCAGCTTTTTCTACGTCTTCAATCCAAGTCTTTGACTTCCTCAGGAAACGCAACTGTGATTTTAACCACGTTCCCACCGTAGAACGAGACTGATTTGGTCGTTCCTATGAGTTCTTTTGCCGCAGCTCCGTCATCGCTCTTGGTAGTAAACGCAAATTTGCGATCTTTCCCAATTAAGTCCAAAAAATCATTAGCGTTTATGCGTACATCCTCACGGAACTTTATACTGAAAGAATATACTCTAGGCCCTCCTCTCCCATCGAGTGATGGTTTTTCGCTGCCCTGCTCCGAGGCACCATTTCCCTTGAGCCTAACGCCCTCCGGTGCTTGTAAAAGTTCATAGTATCCGTTTCTACGCCCTTGCGTTATCCTCAGCCTATCTTCCACTCCAAGGCCAAGGCACCGGCTGGATGCGTGGCTGTCCAAATCCGGCTCTGCTGGCACGGTCTTAAACTCCCACCGCTCAGAGCCGTCATACTCCGCCCTCTCAAGCCGCCAATCGTCACCGGCCACAATCAGGTCTCCAGGTATTTCTGCAATGCCGTATTCATTGTCGTACTCGAAGTTTGCTTGTTTTGCAAAGCCGTCCCAGCTGCACTTCGCATTGACAGACTCTCTTCCAACCCACCGCACATCCGCAGGGGTTTTACGGTTTTCTTTGAGAATATTCAAGGTTTCATTCAAAAGATTCATACTATCTCCTCCATTTCCCAGACTTATAGTCGTACTCTTTCAGGCAATCGTACCGCTCCCGGAACGGGAAGAACGTCTCACCGTTTCCATTATACGCTTCCATGAGAGCCTTGTCCAGCTGTTCTTGATACCAATCCGCTTCATCGTTTGGCAGGAACGCTGGTCGGAAATACTGCATGATTTCGTTGGTTTTCTTCAGGACTTTCAGGATTCTTGCGCCGCTAAATGTGTCCTTGCCCATGGCCTCCGGGTCTCGCAAGGCCCGGGAAATATAGTCGCACATCTGCTGTGTTCCGAGTTCCCAACCATCGTTGAAGCACTGCCGCTGAACAGCCTCCTGCTTGGCAAGATAAGCATTTTGTTTCGGAATCGGTTTCTCCTTTCGTATTTTATGAAATACCCCTTTAGCTCGGGCAGTTGATTATTTTGGCCATGCCGTACCACTCAGTTTCTTTCCGCAAGTCGGGCAATAGTTCAGGGGTGCGCCCTTTCCATCGTTGATATAGTCCAGGCTGCGGCCGCCGAACCGGTCTTCCCGGGTAAAATACCGTTCAACGATTGCGACGGAAATATCCACACGTTGACCATTAGTTAGAAACCAGTCGGCGATTTGCCGCTTGCCATCGTACGCCTCGCAAAATAGGCACATTTTAGAAATTCTCCTTTCTTTTCTTAGTAAATCCCTGTATAGATATACACAATACACACAAGATATAAGATTATATTTAATATATACTATACAGGGATAAAGCTATAATATTAAATTCCGTCTCCTGTTTTTCGTTTTCGCCCTCCTTTCGGTGCAATCCTTCCCGGGAGGGCAAGGCCGCTTCCCCCCGTGGACGAATATGTAATTGCAGCACCGGCTGCCTTCGTAGTATCCAAAAAAATACCAGCACCCGACGCAATACTTCCTGCTATCCTTGTACTCCATGTTGCCCCTAGAGAACAGGCAGGCTCCCAATCCCGCCGAGCATCCCGGTTTCTTGGCATATCATAAGCAACTTTGTCTGCGCCGTCATCCGAATTTCAGCCGGTGCCCGTTCCGCTGCCGTGTGCAAGACGGAAATACACTCAATCCCCTTTCCCTTGTCCACAGACAGCACATGGGACGTCGCAGAGACCGCAGAGGAGAACCACTCCGGGACGTTGCCATAGGCGTATTTTGCAAACATCCTCCGGAGAATCTTTTCCGGGTCAGATTCTTCCTGCTCTACTGTGGGGATCTCCCATTCCCCGGACTTGGCGACCTCTTTCACTGTTTCGGTCAATTTTTTTGCAAGCATCTCGCGTGCAGTCTTCATGAGCAACGCATCATCAAATTTGAAATCCTGTTCTGCCATTATTCATGTACCTCCAATTCCTTATTTTTCCTGTCAGGGTGAGATCGCAAATTCTTACAATATCGGCAATGTAGTTAGCCTCATTCCGGGAAAGCAGAAGTTTCCCCATCAGGAGTTTAATAAAGCGCTTACGTGTCATGTGTAGCTTCCCTCCCCTTTTTCTTTTCTGCAATCCGTTTTTTCTCCGCTTCTTTCAGGGCGTTAAACACCATGATGTAAATATCCATTGTGTAGCCCGTGTCCACCGGAATCAGCGGGGCGATAAAGTGCCAGCAGTCCATGTAGGTGAGTTCATTGCTCATTTTTGGTCTCCCGGGGCAGTTTGATTTCTGCCCCATCGCGCATGTCATCGCTATCCATCGGATAGCTTACAAACCTCGGCCCGTTGCGTGTATTCATCACACCGTTCAGGAAGCCGCCGATCATACCATCGGGAATATCAAGTGTGATTTTCATTCGATTTTCTCCTTTCTCCGTGGCTGCAAAAGAATGTCCTTATATCTTTCTCGAATGGCGAAAACACGATGCTTGTTTTGGGGCAAAATGCGTATCTATCTTTCTGGTCCCACATGTGCAGATGCTTGCAGTCCCGACACCTGACCACGGGGACGGCATCAACGGTGGGGGCATTCCGGATTATCTCCTTTGCTATAATATCTTCGTCGGAAACATCAAATTGGAGTTCCAATTCCTCTGCATCAATTAAGCGTGGCATCTCAAATTCTCCTTCGCAAGCACTTTTTCAATATGTGCTTTCTTCCTGTAACATCTGTCCATCATCGAATGATAACTACCGTACCACGGCTCTTTGTAAAATGATCGCCCCTCAATCAGCCTCATAAAAATCCTCCTTCCTCGGCATCTCTTTCAGCCAGCGTCTGACGGCGAAGAACCGAATGCGTGGCGGCTGATTCTTCGCCCACCGCTCAATAGCGGCGGCGTAAGCGATTCTAGCGTTAAGGCGCTGGCGGTGTTCTTGTCTTTCACTCATTCTGATTTGCCCCCCTTTTCGCCCCGCTGATAGGCTATAATGCGTTTGATCTCGTCGTAGCTTTCATCTGTTGTTATAAAATCCTGTGATGTATCATCAGGGCTGGTAAACGCAAAATAAATCTCCGTTCCGTTCTCCGTTGGCCATATATCCTCCACCCAGTCCAGATTAACCAGCCGGGGCTTGCCCTGCAGATGCACCTCGATAAAATCAGCCATTCTCTTCGCCTCCTTCCTTCGGCGGTTCAGGAAGCGGCTGCCAGTGGGTGATTTCAATATCGTCATCCACCTGATCCGTTTCGTTCGCGCCGCACTCTACAAGCAAATCTTCGCAAACACACGACCACCAATACCAAGCCTCCCTGTAATAGACAGCAGTCGCTTTTTGCGGAACGTCCTTCATGTACCGGTAGTACGGCATTGGGTTGTGATTTACCCACACCACATTTACAGGTTCAAGTTCTTCCGGCGGCCTCTCACTGCACGAAATCCATGTGTTACCCATCGTGGGTTTCACAGGATTAACCTTGACAATCTTGTATTCCGCTCTACGTTTGCCGCTGATTTCTGCTGTATGCTCTGATACTCTTGTAATTTTTCCACGCTCTAAGCTGGCAGAAGTTCCGTTGTAATTCAGAAATACAACATCATCTCCAACGCTTAATTCATTTCCCAAAAAATCATGTGCCATTGTGCTCCTCCAAATCCATTTTGCTGCCGCAATGGCAATACGGGTATCTCCGGCAAGCCTCGCCGTATTCTCCGGCTTCCAGCAGGTAGTGCAGGTCGATGTTGTCCACTCTGCGCCCGCAGATGGAGCATTCCAGGCAGAGGGTCATTTCATCTGCAAGCCGGATATTCCAGTTCCCATGCCGCACCGGCTCCACATCGGCGGCGGGGATAGCCTCCAATTTTTCTATGAGTTCCTGCCATAAATTATATTGTTCCTTATCAAACGCGAATCTTCTGCCCCACAAGCCAAGTGGGCACAGCTTCTTCTGCGCATCTTCGGCTACGGCAATCGCCGCTTCCCGGCTGATGTAATCGCTCATTGCAATTCCTCCACATAGCACCAACTCTGGGGCGGGCGTTTGATATGACCGCCATTTTCGCAATATGCACACCCATATTCATCGCACACTTTGCCTATGCAGATTTCAAGCGGGCGAAAAAACTTGCTCAGCTTCTTCGGCGTGTCGTAGATTTCCAGCTTGGAAATGTGCCAGCCGTAAAGCGTTGCACCTTTTCCGTAGTCCCACAAAGCACCGTCCACAAGCCTAGTCTGCGCCACAAAGTCATCGTCCACATCGTAGATTCCATACGGTTCTGTTGCCGCCTTGATGGTTTCAACCCGGTCGCAAATAAACTCCCCAATGACCTTGCCCCATGAGCCGCGCAGTCTGCGTGCGTCGTTGCCTTGCGTGCAGTAGATGTAGCATTTGAACGGCGTGTCCAGCTTTGGCCTGGTTTTTCGCACCTCAACGGTCTTTTCACCTCTGGCAATCTTCTCCACCCACTCCGGGCGAATGCTGATAAGTACCGCTTTAGCCATTGTCAGCCCTCCGGTTCCACATATCGGCGGCCTTTTTACGATCGTCTTTGGCAAACACAATTTCCCCATTCGATTTCAAGTCCGCCGTTACGATGAAATCTCTCATAGGCAGTTCAATCATGCAGTTAGTACACTTGATGCCAAATTGCCATCCATGCGTTGTGCACCGTTCGTAGTTTTTGTTGATTATATACTCTGCCTTACCCCCGCAAAACGGGCAGGGCTTCAGCTTGATTTCGTCCATGTAAGCACTCCTTAATAGTCGATATAGGCGTTGTCTTCGGCAGCGTTTTCGGCAGCGTCGGCGTCCACGATGATCTCGGTTTTGTTCAGGAACAGATTTACAAGGAACTGGTCGAACGGGTCCAGATAGCCGAATTTCAGGGTTTTGGACATATCCAGGCCGCCAATGGTCAGGCTTCTGATGGAAGCGGTCTGCTCATTTCCGTATTTGGAGAAACGGACTTCAACGGAATCATAATCGTCTGCGTCATATTCAGGCTCTGGGCAGAACTTGCAAGTGTAGTATGTAAAGCTGCCGGTGTAACCCTCCTCGATTTCCAGCTCCATAGTGAACTTCTGCCGGTCTTCCGCCTCGGAATAGTCCGTGCTGTTCATGACGTGCTCCCGGTAGCGCTTGAAGACGTCGGACAGTTTAATTCCTTCGTACCGCTGCACCAGGATGCCGCTCACGGCTGTCTCGATCTTCTTGCCCAAGTCATCAGATACGATGCTGGAAAGAATGGCCTTTACCTTTTCGGCAATAAAACCGTTATAGGCACTCAGACCGCAGTCCTTGGCCACCTGGGAAATTCCGCCCTCCATTTGCTTGCCCAGGGCATTCTTGAAAGAGTAGCTGCCCAGCTGGGAATCAATAGCGTCCATGATGGACTTTTCCAGGGTGTCCTCAATCTTCTTCTGGATAACGCCCTCGGCCTCCATCTGTGCCAGCTTCTGCTGGACAATTTCGTTAAAATCAATGTTCATAATTATCTCCTTCCCGCCCGGGTTGCCCCGGGCTTATCACCATATTCTGGCCGCAATTTCTTCATACGAAAAATCCTTGCTTGCCCAAGTTTCAGCGATAAAATTCGCATAATTCCGGCTGAATCCCTCGGCCATCAGCAGTTTTACAAAACGTTTTCGTGTCATTGGTCTCTCCTAACAGTGTCGATTTCGAGGCGGTTAGACCATTTCCGTGACCTCACGAAAATGGTCTATCCCCACTGTTCACGCATCCTCCAGCTTCATAAAGCATCCCCAAAAGGTCTGTGATTTTTTGCCGCTATGATGCCCGAAAAGGGGGCGTTCTCCGATTGCCGCCCAAACATCTGCGGCGGGGATCTGCGTTTCTGCCCACTTAAAAATCAGCACGCCGTCCGGTTTTAATACGCGCATACACTCGCGAAATCCGTCATGCAGCATTTCGCGCCAATTCTCGCCGAGCTGCCCGTACTTCTTCCGCATCCACGCATTTTCGCCGACGCGCCGAAGGTGCGGCGGATCGAATACGACCAGCGCAAACGAGTTGTCAGGAAACGGCAGATCCGTGAAGTCGCACAGCACGTCTGGATGCACGATGCAGGTTCGTTCTGAACCTCTGTTGGTACTCTTCCAGACCCCCGTGCATTCCTCGCCCCGAACGTCGCAGTAGATCGCGGCAGGGTGGTTCTTGTTGAACCAAATCGTTCTGCTCCCGCAGGTCACGTCAAGAATTTTCTTTGCCATCATGTTTCCTCCCTAACGTCTCCGCCCCACTGTTCCGCCATAGCTTTTGCAATACCATCGCAGGAATAGGCCTCATGCCCCAGCGCCCGGAACGCCTTGCACACGGTTTGCGATTCCTCGCAGGCTATCAAAACTTTCATTTCTCCCCCTCGCTTTCTGCCGGGGCTTTGAGCCATGCCAACCTGCATTCCTCGCATCCCGGCATATCCTCGCAGATATCTTTACGCCCCTCGCAAATAAACGTCCCGGTGCTGAGTAACTTTGCCAGCTCCTCATCCGTCATATTCCGGATACGGTCGGCGTTGTTCATCGGCTCATACCGATCTTTCAAGCCTTCATCGTGAATGCAGCCGTCACAAGCCGCCCATCCATCCGGGGCAATTCGGTGCTTGCAGCTGGAACACTTGTCAGATTTATTCCCCATCACTCTCAGCCTCCACAAACTCCCCGTTTTTCAGCATGTACGGTGTATCCGCTTTGATTTTTTCGCCATCGACATACTCCGTTTTCACACATACCGGAACGTATCGTCGCTTTGCTCCATCGTATTTCCACTCCGCAAGTGTAATCCAGCAGCCAATTGGCGCTTTTGCCACAGAGCCATGTCCGGCGCAGCAAATCACGGAATTGCTTCCAGTGCAGTTAATCCGGGCGGAGTCCCCGGAACTGCCAATCCGGGCGGAGTCCCCGGAACTGCCAATCTGGGCGGAGTCCCCGGAACTGCCAATCTGGGCGTAGTACCCGGAACTGCCAATCTGGGCGGAGTCCCCGGAACTGCCAATCCGGGCGTAGTACCCGGAACTGCCAATCTGGGCGGAGTACCCGGAACTGCCAATCCGGGCGGAGTACCCGGAATCAACGTTTTCACTCGGCGTCTCAGCAATAGTCTTTTCCAGTACAAAATCCACACATGCCTTGATAAATCCGGATAGTCCCAGTTTTACGCCGATTTTCAGCTTTCGGGAGCAGAACTTTTCCTTATCATCCGTCTTTGGCTCGTCCAGCGCTTCAACTTCGGCAAACTCGTTCGGCGTTCCATCAGAGCGAATCAAATCGTAATAGTTCAGCACGTCAAATGGATTTTCGCAAAAGTGCATTCCCTTTTCACAGATTTTCGCCTCCGGTTCCTCGAAGACGGTATTTTCCTGATACTGCTTATCCTTGCAGATCAAGCCGGGGTTGAATCCTTTGTAACCTTTCATTTTGCATTTCCTTTCTGTTTTCCTTTATTCCTCCGAGGAACTTTCCCCCACTTGGGCGGGGTGCAATTCCGCTTCACCGTGAAACAGCCGTACATTTTCGCCTTGCTCATGCTCAAAAACAATCCCCTCTCTCACCAAATCCGGGTGTTCATACCGAAAAAATTGGCGTTGTTTTTTGTGGTTTCCAATTGATTTCATGATGTTTTTGTTCCAGTTATCGATGAAATACTTTTCCCATGCCTTGCAGCCGTCCCCGTTGGTGGGGCAATCGTCCCGCGTGCAGTTCCTGCAAAATGGGCTTTCTGAAAAGATGTACTGGCCGGGGCGTTCCTTTTCCCCGCCTACTTCGTTTTTCATGCTCCACCGCCTTCCGGTAGCTTTTCAAATTCCATCTTCCCGGCCAGCTCGGCGATAAAGCTCTTTACCGCTCCGGGGAGCTTCTGGTAATCGTCCTCCCGCTTCTGGCACACTTGGAACGATCTCTGGAAATTCGATGCAACCACGGACTGCACCGTTTCTGCGTCCATCAGCGCCCATTCCTTGAGCTGGGCGGGGCTTCCCACAGTCCGCTGTACCGCCGGTGGCAGCTTCCGGAACTCGTCATCTGCGCCGTACACGCTGTTTCTCAGTGCACCCGCAACCAACCCCCATGCCTCCATCTGGGTCATCTGCTGGGGAGACTGCATCCGACGGAGCATATCTTTCAGCTTCCCGATGGTGGGCATAAAGCCGCCGGTATCCGTCGCTATGTACGCTTTTGCAGCGGCGGCAACGGCCTCAAATGGCTCCTCGGAGAACATATCCGCCCAAAGATTAACCTTCACATTTGCCGCTTCTTTGGACATTCCCCGGAAAGAATCGGGATAATTTGCCTGCAAAAGCGTGAGAATCTGGTATGCTTCCTGTTTATCCATTCCCAAATTCCTCCCTGTACATCTCCGCCAGACGGTCAACGCCGCTGGTATAGCCGCCCGGCTTCTGGTTTGCCGCAGGTCTAGCCGAATTCTGCTCCCGGGAGAGCCATGAGTTGACAAAGCGCATGATCCCGGCTTTTGTTTTCCTGTTTTTGGGATTTGCCAGAAGCCAGCCACGCATACTCCGCAACTGCTGAGCTACATCCACGGCGGGATACAGGCCGGACAGCTCGGCAACCATCTCCACGGAAATCTCAAAATCCGTGCCGTCAACCAGCGGAAGCACTGCCGCAGGCGGGGGGCTGCTCGGCAGCTCACCGCAAACCACCGAAGGTGGTATATAATTATCCTTTGCCTTTTCCTTTGTCTTTTCCTTTTCCTTTGTCTTGGTATCATTCGTACACGGTTGTTCGCCATCGTATACGTCCGTATTCCATCGTTTGCGGATGTTATCGGAGTTTTTCTTACACCGGCTGTCGTATGTTGCCTTATCTCGGTCTATCTGTGCTTTCAAAGTTGGAAATACGAATCTTTCATTACCACGGAGTTGCGGTGCTTCGCCCGTCTTGCTGTAGATTAGGCAAGCCGTGAAAAGCCTCCCCCTCTCCGTGTCATTCAGTTCCTCCATACTGTCCAGATAACTGTGATAAGCGCAGAAATATTCAATTGCCATTATCTAATCCTCTTTAATGATGGAGTACCGCGCGAAGCACGTCCGCTCCCCGTACCGGTTCTTTCCGGTGACGGTTTCGCTCTTGATGGGAACGCCCTGGGCTTTCAAATCCCAGATTCTAGCACCCAGACGGTAACAGCCGTACTCGGTAACAGCCTCGGCCTGAGTGATACTCCCATAGTCTTGCAAATGCCGCAGGATACGCTCACACTGTGTCACGGGGTGCCTCCTCTCCGGTGAGGCGAACCGCCACGCATGGGCGGGTGCCGTACCTCTTGCAGACTGTGGCATCTGTGATAGCCGCATCATCCTTGTAGGCGATACCATTCAGAGCATCACACACAATCTTGCCTATGTTGTCCCAGTCGGGTTTCACCATAGGAAGAATCCGATTGTCAATCGCTTCGGCCTGCTTGCGCTTGCTCCACGAATGGGGAACGGGGTAGATTGCCGCAATGTCAACCCGGATAGTGCCGGTGAACTTTGCCCCGTGGGCTTCGCACTGGTATGCCCATGCCACCAGCTTTTCATAGTCCTTCGTTTTCTTTGGGGTGTATGTCGCACCGTTCTGGGTGAAGCGGGGGCGCTCCTTCCCTTGCGGAACGCCGGGAATCGTAAATTCAATCGTCACGTTTTCGCTCCTTCCTTTGGAGTTGGCGGTTTTACCTCCCACCGCCAAGGGAAAATACAAACTATACTGTTAATCTTTTTGAGGAAAGATTGATTTTTCCAGCCTAGAACGGCAAGTCGGCGTCGTCTTCGGTGATCTCCTGATATCCTCCGAACCCCTGCTGGCTGTATCCATTGCCCCGGTTCGTCTGCTGTGGGGCGCTGGGCTGCCCGTATCCGGCGTTTTGCGCCGTCCCGGTATTGGTGGTATCCTGAGAATTGCGCTTGCTGGAAAGCAGCTCAACGTTTGTGGTCACTATCTCAAACGTCCGGCGCTTGTTCCCGTTCTTGTCCGTCCAGTCTCTGGCCTGCAGCGCTCCGGAAACGGCTACGATGTCGCCCTTATGGCCGTACTGCGTCAGGTACTCAGCCCCCTGCCGCCATGTGACGAAGTCCAGAAAATCGGTGGCATCCTTCGTCATTGGCCGCTTGACGGCCACGCTGTAGGAGCAAACCGCCGTCCCCTCCTGGGTTCTTCTCAGCTCCGGGTCGGCGGTGAGCCGCCCGACAAATTGACAATTATTCATGTGTTCTCCTTCCTGTAAATCAGATCGTTTTCATTCCAGCCGGGATAAATGCCCATCAGGTACTCCCGGAAATACGCCCTCATTTCCATTCTTGCCGTGGTCTGGTCGTACCGGTTGTGGCATCTGGGGCAGAGGGTAAGCCCGTTCTGGGCAATGCCAAGCCCTCCCTGCGCCCGGGATATGTAGTGGGCGTTGCTCCATGCCAGAGGGGCAGGGGCGGGAGCGCCGCAGAATACGCAGCACGTCCAGCCGTCAATGCTGTCCCGCTGTGCAATCGCTATTTTCTCGACCCGGGTGAAGTCCCTCGCTTTTGTGTCCTTCCTCAACGCCATTCCTCCTTGAGCAGTTCCAGCTTGTCCGGGGGCAAGGTTTCAATGTCCAGCGCCTTGCAGTCCTGTATCAGATTGTCGATCAGCCGCGCCATTTGTTTGGTGTCGTAGGTGCTGGAACCGTGGTATGCCGCCAGGTTCCGGCACCCAGGCACCTGAGACGCGCCCAGGCTGTCCACCAGCCATCCAAGGCCGTTTTTCTGCCAGCTCCGTGTGAAGCGCTCCACGTCCTGTTCCCGGACGCACATAGGCGTGTAATTGTCTCCCACGCCCCGAATGGCGTTCCGGTAGACCTCAACCGGAGGAATCCCCATAGCGGCGGCAAGCTTGTGAATCAGCACCCATGCATAGGCGTTTGCGTCCAGGCTCCGCTTTTCCCGGTGCTCTTTCAAGGCCAGATCATAGGGCGCGGCCTTCATCTTTCGGATAAAGGCCATTGCCTTGCCCAACTCGGAACGGGAGGGCTTGACCATCAGCCAGCCGCCTTCCAGTTTGGCCTCTGTGAATGTAAACTCCGTCATGATTGCTGCCACACAAACGCCCGAAGGTTCTTTGTATCGTTGCGGATTGCAAGTCCGGTGATCCGCCCGGTCTTCTCGTCATAGGCGATTTTCTCAACGCTGAACTTGTCGTAGCAGTTGAACCGGGTCTTTCCGTTGAAGGAAGATGCTTTGATCTCTGCCTTATTGCTGGGAATCCAGACAAACGGGGACGTGTAAAGTTCTCTGCCGATGCCCCAGCGGAACCCGGCGCGCTTGAAAGCGTCGCTTGCCTCGCCCTTTTTCTGGTTGCCTTCCTCGTCCTCCCGGCTCTCGATACCGCAGTCCCATTTCCATTGGATGCCGCCGTTTTCCTGAATAACCCCGATACCGGCGTAGAGATTGCCCTTGATCTCCTTGTAGTCGTTCGTCCAGTTGCCAGCCCCTACAGTCTCGTCTAGCAAGTCCATATCCGTCCTCGCCGTCTTGTACAGCAGACACACCAGACCATTTTCCTTGACCTGCTTGATCTTGACCTCAATCTCGTCAGCGGTCAGGAACCGAAACATTCTCGCCATTGTCTTCCTCCTTAAATTCCAGCGGGCACTCATACCCAACTGTTGCTCTTGTATCCAGCAGATACTCCCCGGTCAACCGGCACTGCTTCCGGGCGTATGTTTCCATACAGGCACAGAGGTCACAGCACACATGCCCCTCCGGGAAGTAAATGCTTGCCGTGGCCTTCTCGTACCACAGGCAGCTTTTTTTATCCGCCATAATCCACCTCAATCATAGGAAATCTCCTGCCATTCCTCCCGGCTGTCCATGCAGAGGTCGCAAATGGCATCGTCCCGGATTTTCCAGTATCTGTGTCCTACGATTCTCCCGCAGCAGATGCACACCGGAATGCTGCTGTCCGTTGCCTGGGAATCGTACAGATAATCGTAATCCGGATTCACACCAACATCATCCATTGACTTTCCTTTCTCAGTTTGATATACTGTAAATGGTAGAGATTTTTTATATCGCTTGCCGTCCCCGGTGCTGTAACATCGGGGGCGGCTTTTTATCGCCCTCTGATGCAACGTCCGATACCGGCCCCCATCAGGATAGCGCACACCCACATTGCGGGAACTGCCGCCTTATCTGCCAGCAAACCGGCCTGCTGCCACCAGAAAAGCACCAGATTCAGCCCCGCATAGGGGCAAACACGGAAAACGCATTCCTTGATATTGAACGGCTTCCGGTTCTCCGGCATCGGCTCCCACCGGACATCCTCGGGCGTGCTTCTGCTTGCCATATCGTTCACCTCCTGTCGTGGTTTTTGTGGACTACGTCGAAAAGTTCGACGTTCTCATCGTCAAACGCCTTCGATGCTTTCCTTTCCATCAAAAGGGATTCCCGCAAATGCTCATTTTCCCGGCGCAACCGGCGGTTCATCTCCGCCATGGTGCGAAGCTGGGTTGTTTCGTTGGGGGTCATTTGGATTTCTCCTTTGGCTTGTCCTCCTTGCGCTTCTTCTCAAAAAGCCGCTCAACGGCGACTCTTGCGCCCTCCGCTCTGCTGTAGGTATCCTTCGGATTGCACCGGGCTTCTGCGGTCTTCACGCCACGCCCGCCCCGTTTCAGCGTGGCCGTGGTAATCATCCCGTCAAAGCGGAGTCCCACGGTGCAGGGTTCCCGCTCAGGCTCTGCAAGGCCGGAAATCATGCTATCATCCCACATCCAGCCGTCTCCGAGATATTCGCCGTAATCTTCCTCCATCCAATATCCGAACGAAGAGAGGCCTCTGATCGTCATGACTTTTCCCAGCCACTTGTTCATTTTTCCGTAAGGGTTCATGTTATAGGTTCGGTGGTCTACAATCCGCACCTTATCCCCAACTTTGTATTTCGCCATAAATAACTCCTTTCAAAAGTTCGGCGCTCTGCCGTATGTCTCGCGGTAAATCCGCTCGTAGATGTCCGGCTGCTCTTTCATGAATGCTCTGACCCGTTTTCCAAGCTCCCGGATCGCGTTTGACCGAAGCAGCTCTGCTCGTACAGCTTGCAAATCTGCTCCGCTCTGGCCAGAAACTCGTCCACCTTCGGGGCGGTGTATCGAAGTGCCAGCGCGTCGCACAACTGGGTCTTGGAAATGATGAATCCCTCGCTCCGAAGCTGCTGAATCAGCCAGTTGTTCCGAAGATTGTAGGTGTTCAGCGCCTGCCGGATATACTTTGCCAGCTTCTCCCGCTCCCCGTAAGACTGCGGAAGTTTCAGTTTTGCCATCCATTTGTCCCTCCTCCTTAAAATAATCAGATGCTTGAACATTTTTTCCACAAAAGACTTGAAAATCTGAGTAGCGCATGGTATACTGAATTTGCCGAAACAATAAACCATCCGCTACTCGCCGGAGTTTGAATTTCCGAAAACTCGGATTTCATACCCCGTGATTTTCTGCACCCTTTTTTGGAAGTGGTGTTCATGACGTTAGTATAGTTCAAAAGGTTCAGTTTGTCAATACGAAAAGTACAATTCGTTCATTTTTGCCGATATGCACAATTACAGGAGGTGTTTTTAGGAGATGTTTTACAATTACTTTGTCGAGCTTTGCAATAGGGCAAAGATAAGCCCTTCAAAAGCTGCGCAACAAATTGGGCTTTCAAAGTCTTCTGTGTCTGGCTGGAAAAACGGCTCAGTACCGAGGGATTCACAAATCATGAGAATAGCAGATTTCTTTGGGATACCTGTATCTGACATCTACAGTGTAGTCAATTCGCAAAGAGCAGCTATTTTTAATAGGACTGAGTTTGAGAAATATACTATGAATAGGGCAGAAAACGCCCCGGAAACAGAAAAAGCCCCGGCTCCCAGTAAGGGAACCGAGGTTTTCATGAAGATGTATGACATGCTCACACCTGAGAGACAGGCACGTCTTTATGAAACTCTGTCTGATCTTGTAAAAGAGCAGATGCAAGAGCGATGATCTTTTCCTTGTCCTCTTCACTAAGCTGTTCAAACATCTTCAAAGCTTCCTCCCGCATGTTGTTTCTCTCCTTTACTTTTTATCATTATCGAACGCCTGTTTGACTTACGTGCTGGTTATAACATACTATCTGTCCAATAAACCGGACTAAATATGGGTTTTGAAAAAATTTTTTGAATCGCCCCGCCACCCGTGCCACAAGGTGACGGGGCTCGCCGCCGGAATGGTGTGTCCCTTACCTTTGGCTAGTATGATAATACTGTTTAGCCGTTGGTGACGTAAAGGTGCATCCGAGTAATTCAGTCGTTCTCAGCGTAATTTGTAGGATTTTTTCGGAAAGGGCGAGCAGAAAATGGAAAAACGGAAAATAATACAACAAATATCGACGATTTGTGATAATCTGCCCGCAAAGATGAAATGGGCAAAGGAGGAACAGCACAAAACCAATCAGCAGATTATTGACAGCACAGGGCTAAGTGAATCCATGGTTAAAAAGTTTTTCTCCGGCCACCTGACTGGCCCCAGTATCTATGATGTGACCGCCATTGCCATTGACCTTGGTCTGTCCCTGGATGAGCTGATGGAGCTGTCCCCGCCGAAGCAAGACCAGAGCGCGGAAATCGAACGGCTGAAAACCGAAATTTCACACAAGGAAGAACTTATCTCGGAAAAAGATAACGCCATCTCCCGGCTGGAAGAGCGCAGCCACATGATGGATAAAGAAATATCCGCCGTCCGGCATAACTGGAAGCATGTGACTTATGGAGCCGCAGGGCTTGCGGTTCTGTTCGGCATCTTTCTTATGGTATATGTCTTTCTGGATATGCAAAACCCGAATCTTGGCCTGTTCCAGTCCGGCCACGCCTCGCCGATCGTTTATGTTGCGGCCTTTTCCATTATCGGAACATGCCTGTATATCGTCCGAACTGTGATAAAGCGAAACGCAAAAAGGAGTAAACACGATGCAAACAATACCAATTGACCTATCGGCTCTTACACCGGAGGAAAGACAGCAGTTTGCGGATAATCCCTCCGTTCTTTCATCGGACTGCGAGGCGGTCTGCTGCCTGTATATGCGCTACAGTTCCGACCGGCAGACAGAGCAGTCCATCGAAGGGCAGCTCCGGGAGCTGATAGCCTATTGCAAGCACCACAGTTACCGTGTCGCCGCCATTTATGTTGACCGGGCGATTTCCGCCCACGCAAGCATGGACAAGCGTCCAGCGTTCCAGCAGATGCTTGCTGACAGCGCCAGATCGTCATGGAAAACCGTTTTGGTTTACAAGCTGGACAGATTTGCCCGGAACCGGGAAGACAGCGCCATTGCCCGTATGCGGCTCAGGAAGAACGGCTGCAACGTTGAATCCGCGAAAGAAGGCATTTCCAAGAACCCGGAGGGTGTGATTCTGGAAGCCCTGCTGGAAGGTATGGCGGAGTATTATTCTCTGGAGCTGTCCCAGAAAATAACCCGGGGAATGCGGGAATCCGCCATTAAGGGAAATTGTTTGGGCGGTCAAATCCCACTGGGATATAAAATTGAAAATAAAAAGTACGTCATTGACCCCCTAACAGCCCCATTGGTGAAGGAAGCGTTTTCCCGATACGGTGACGGGGAAACAGCCGCCTCGATATGCGCAGACTTCAACGCCAGGGGTTACAGGACAGCAAGCGGCGCAGAATTCAACAAGAGCAGCTTCAAAAATATTTTCCGGAACGAGAAATATATAGGCGTATATAAGTACAAGGAAATGCGGCGGGAGGGCATCATCCCGCGAATTATTGCCGACGATGCGTGGATTGCCGTTCAATCCCGCTTGAAGGTTAACGAAGCTGCCCCTGCCCGTGGAAAAGCAAAAGTGGCGTACCTTCTTGCCGGAAAGATTTTCTGCGGTCACTGCGGCGCTCCAATGACAGGCGAGTGCGGGCGCGGAAAATCCGGGAAAATGTACAATTATTACTCCTGCGCGACCCGCAAGCATCATAACAGCTGTGAAAAAAAGCCAGTCCCGAAGGACTGGCTGGAAGATGTGGTAGCTCAAGACGCTCTTGACGTACTGACAGACGAAATTATCGAATTCGTGGCAGAAGTAGCCGCCCAGCAGTCAGAGGAAGACATTCAGAAGAATACACAGATTCCGGTCATACGCAAAAAGATTTCTGAAATTGAAAATAAAATCCGCAATCTGACGAAAGCGCTTGAATGTGCTTCTGTTGCGCCGGACGCTATTGTGGAAAGGCTTGCCGAATTGGAAGCCCAGAAAAAGGGGCTGTCTACACAACTATCCGATGAAGAACGCGGCGTGATTCCGCTCACAAAGGAATCTGTCGTGGTTTATCTGAAAGCGGTAAGGGAAAAGGCGGTTCCGCTGGAAACCCAGAAAGCCATGCTTATTGAAATGCTTGTAAATTCCGTCACCGTTTACGATGACGAACCGGGATTCCTGAAACTCGTGTACGCCTACCGTCTGACGCAAATCCCCACGAGGACATATCGCGTGCCAATTCCCGCAAAAGTACCGTGTTCGGATTTTAGGACGCAACCTGCTCCATTGGACGCAAATCCGAACACAATTACCGTTGTGGGAATGGTTTTCATCCAAACCAGAAGACACGCCCTGCCTTGATTGGCAGGGCGTGTTTCTTTATTTTTTATACATACCCTGCACCACTCCGACGTTCTCCGCCCGTTCAATATCCCGCTTGTGCAGGTACTCATAGACGGCCATCATGGCCGCAGGCGGTTCGCCCTTCTGCTTGCGGTATTCCTCAATGTGGGAAACAACGGCCTTGTGCAGGGCGTTCATGTGGTTCATTTCCTCCCCGCTCAGCCTGTAAAACAGGTCTGCCAGCTCCGGGTCGTCGTGCTTGTATTCCACGGCCAGCTCTGCGTAGGTGTGCGCGTCTTCCAGCTCGTCCTCAATGTGCTCCATCAGCAGTTTGATTTCTTTCATCTGATGCCCTCCTGAATGTACGCATACAGCGTATCAATATCTTGCTTTCCCAGCTTGAGCGTAAGCCCTATTCCGGGGATTTTCACGGGAAGCGCCTCTGCCCCCATGTATGGCTTTGCGGCGTTATACAGGGCGTCAACATCCACCGTGCCATGCTCCATATCGTAAACGCCCAGCGCCTTTACCATGGGATGATCTGCGTACTGGGCAATAATCTTCGGGAAATTTGCGGTAAGCAGCCCCCCAGCCCCGGCAACCAGAACTCTGTCCCAGCCGGAAAGACTTGGAGCAATGCTTCTGTCAATGAATCTTGCAAGCCCTGCCTGCACGTTTTCCATAGGAATCATAAATTACCTCCTTGAAAGTATGGGGCGGCGGCTGCCGCCCCAATTGTCGGGAATCAACCGTTGCAGCACCCGCCGCACTTGGGCAGGGGGTTGTACAGCGTCTGTGCCGTGGTGCCGGTTCCGGTGGTCACGTCGGCAACCTGCTTTGGATAGAAGGTCGCGTTGGCGTAGGTCACGATGGAATTGTCAGCGCAGCAACGCCGCTCTGCCTCGATCTTGATGTCCTTGGACAGTTCAGACCGAACGCATTCCACGTCCTGACGGACCAGCGCGAAGCTGTCCTCAGTACGCTGATTGTGTACGGCCTGATCGCACAAGGTCTTGCGAATGTCCTTGAGCTGTCCGTCAATGTAAGCGTACAGCTCAATGGATTTCTGGTCGTTGTAGGCGTTTGCCTTCAACAGCGCGATTTCGGAATCCTTGGCGGCGAGCTGCTGCTCACGATCCAGTTCATACCGGCTCACGGGCATGTTCTCGCTGCACCCGCCCCAGCCATAGCCATAGGGCATGGCGGGCATAACGGGAGCGGTGGGAACGGGATTGCGGTTGCCGAGAGCCAGAGCGCCCAGACCGCCCGCAGCATTCATCACGCCCAGCGCCAGACCGGCAATACCCGTGCCAAGACCGGCACCGGCTACGCCTTTGCTTGCATAATCCTTTTCTACTTCCATAGTTTAGAAGTCCTCCTTCAAAATATTAGGAGGTGGCCACCTTCTACCTATAGAATAACAAAAATCCCGACGGTAGAATCATCATCTACTCGTCGGGATTTCGTCAATAAATCGTCACGCAGAATCAGAATTTCAGATTTTCAGGGAGCTTGTCACTGTACTTTCTGCACAATTCATATTCTATCCGCAACTTTTTAATCGTTCTTGTGATAGTGGCTTGGGACACACAAAACTTGTGGCACTGTTTTGTTTGGCTCCATCCGGCGGCTCGGGTGCGGATGATCTTTTCCTCCAGCGGCGTAAGAATCGCCAGAGAACAGAACTCATCCAGAATCACCCGATTCCATCGGACTTTATCCACTTATCACATCAGTCCTCCTTTGGGGAACTGTAGGTTCTTGCCAGTTTGCTGTCAGCGATACCGGCGGTGGTAGGATCATTGACCACGCCCAGAATCACCAGCAGGGCAAACACGGCGTTCACCACGGCCAGCAGCTTGTCGCCAATCTCGCCCAAGTCCAGCGTAAAGCCGAACAGGGCGGCTACCGTCTGCACCAGCAGAAGCAGCGCGGGAATCGCGGCCAGCCAGAAGTTTTTGTTTTTGACACGTACAATCCAGTTAATCATTTTGTTTTCCTCCTTTAATTATGCAGCGGAAGTTTCCGCACTTCCTCCATTACACGTTTCGCAGAGCCGTTGCCTCCGGCTTCTGCATATGGCGCATAAAGATAATCGTTCAGGTTCTCGTACTCATCACTGGTGATATACCCGCGCTCCACGTACTTCATTCCGAGAAATACGATCCTATCATGCGCGATTCCCACCAGCAGGCGGGTGTTTGCGCTTTTCTTTGTCCGGCGGGCATCCAGATAGCTCCAGAAGCCCGCCGACCCAATCAGCGTGATTAGAATCGTAACGGCAGTTTTTACCAATTCGTGCATCTCGTTCCTTCTTCCTCAGCCGTTCCACCGGCTGTATTTCCCGTTGTCCTCGTGAATCCCCCATCCGTACAGCCCCAGACCGCCCCGCCCGGGGATTTTCTCGGCCTGTACCTCCTGGGCTATGGCATACAGTTTCTCCGGGGGGATAGCCCCTGAGAGGTCTACGGCCTGCCCCGTGGTGTGCAGGGAGTTGGATACTCCGCCCACTTCGGCATTGTGCCGCTTACACCGCACACCGGAATTTACATTCAGGGGAACCCCCGCCCGACGGCGTATCTCATCCGCCATGCGGACGGTTTCCTCCACTGGTTCTGCAGGAAAACCGTTGCAGTATTTCCCGCCGCACTGGCACCGGAATTCCTCCCGGGTGAAGTACTTGATGTCGTCCCAGAACGTCCCGGTTTTCGGCGCGTCGCTGCTCTCCGGCTTCTCCACCTTTACCGCCGTCCCGGCGATAGCACCGATGAGCATTTTCTGGGTAGCCGCACCCGGTATCCCGTCCACGGTAAGCCCGTAGTCGGCCTGAAACGCCAGAGTAGCCACTTGGGTGTTCCTGCCCTCAATGCCGTCAATCGTGCCGGGAGAATAGCCCAGATAAGTCAACAGGCATTGAATTTGCTTTACCGTCATACGTTCACCTCTTCCCAGCCCTGAGGGTATGCGGACGGCGACCATACATTATTATCCAACGTGGAGCGGTACACTTTACTGCCCTCCGTGCAGCAGTCACCCTTATTGTAGGGGCTGGTAGCCATGGCGACGAATGGCAACGCTTTTGCTGGGTCGGTGCTCCAAGCAAACCCCCACTGCGCTGGAAGTTCCTCTGGCTCCTGAGTGTAGATAGTGCTGTCATAGGGCTGCACCAGCCGCACCACACGGCCAGCAGACGATTGACACACAAACCCGGCCTTGCGCTCCAGCATGTTTTTGTTTGCGGCAGCAGCCTTGAAACTGGGAATGTCGCTATCCGCCGCGTTCAGTTCGGTGCCTGTCATGTCCGGGGCCTTCTCCTGCAGGGCAAGCGCGTTCGCCCGTCCCTGAGCATACATTATGTTTTTTCTTTCATCTTGTGTCACAGACTGTCAACCCCTTTCTTGTAGGCTTCATCCAGCTCTTTCAGCTGTTCCTCGCCGCCGCTGGCTTTCATTTCCGCGATTTTCGCAAGGATGGCGTTTTTGCGTTCTTCGATGGTCATGCGTTATTCACCCCCAGAGCGGTTTCAATTTCGGTCAACGCAGATTCATATTCGGTATTCTTTTTCAGCGCCTCTTCCAGCGGGGTGAGGATTTCCTCCCCGTCCCGGTAGA